AGTTGCCCAGCACCAGCAGATGCAAATCCAGACATTACAATAAGAACTTTTCTGTAGTTATCCAAGGTATATGCCGAAGGAACCAATTGACTTCCTACCCACGCGACTGTTGTCACATTCGCAGAAATTGCTGAAAATGAACCTTTAGAGTAGTCGTAAAGACCAGGAGGGTCCAAAGCTGGTTCATTACCTTCGTAGAATCTATCGTAAAGGTCTTTTTGAGTGTTGTAGTCGTAACCACTGTTTGGAGTCTGACCAGCAGCTGCGTTTGGTGAACCGAAAGGTGCCCAGTGCTCGTTGTCGTTAGCTCCAGTGTACGACTGAATGTTTGGTACGAAGTAGAACAACTTACCAATAGGAAGGTTCATAGCTTGTACAGAAACGATGTCGTTAGCCAAAAGTTTAGAGAATACTCTTCTTACGATTGGGAAAACAACAGTTTCGAATGAACCTGTATCTGCAGTTGATGATGCTTCGTTGATGAGATAAGACGCTTGGTTTTCATATAACTGAGCGATGTTCTCTTTAAGGTGCCCGTTAAGTCCCTCGAGGAAACCCAACTTGTCCCATTTGTTGATTGTATCTTCCTTGATAACTTTAAGGTGCTTAAGACCGATGTTACCAACAAGACCACTTTCTAATAATGCTCCCATTTTAAATGTTTTTTTTAGGATTTTTATTTTTAGAGTTTATTCATTAAATCCTTGATTCTTAAGAACTGAGGATTTTCATATGTTTTAGACTCAATCAAGGTAGTAGATGAACCAGACGTTTTGGTCGTATTCAATTGTCTTTCAACACTTTCAGAAATATTCTTAGTTTCAGTGTTTGAAAGCTCCTCCTTGACAGTTTTATAGAGTTGCTTTGATTCTTTGAGTGACTCTACAGAATCAAATCTTCTCAAGATATTTATTTTTTCTTTTTTGGTAGTGGAGTGTTCAGTGAACAATCTTGTTGCATATGCCAAATTCGAGTTGAAAACTGCAACTTCGTTGAGTTTTTCTCTGAAAACATTAAGAGCTTTCCTGTATTCCTCATTCTTTTCTCTTAAAACTTTTAATTCAGCATTAACAGATTCTACTTTAACACCATTATCACCATAAACATAGTTTCTGTTATTAGTGATACCTTTTCTTAACCCTCTACCTTCTTTCGAACCCATACCATAAGTTCTAGCAGCTTCCTTTGTTTCTTCCTTGGTTTCGTAGTCTTTCTTGCCAGGATGTGTCTTAGATTTATCACCCTTATTACCACCGAATTTCCCTTCGTAGTCTTTATAATGTCCATCTTTACCTTCACCAGATTTCTTTTCAACCCCGTCTACTTTCTTACGTTTGTATTCGTGTTTGTTAGAACCATAGTTTTTATCCTTACCTTCTTCCATTTCACCTTCTTTGAACTCAAATTTTGCTTTACCAGTTCCCATTGCTTTGGGTGCAGCCTTTTTGTGGTCATCAAATCCCTTTTTAGGTAAAGTACTATCATACTTAAACTTAGGGTGACCCATTCCAACGCCTTTTGGTTTTACAGTCATTTTAGCTTCCGTGAGGTCGTAATCTTCTGAATGCAGCATTTCATCCATCATGTCCGAACCTTCGTCCATCATCTCATCCATTTCTTCATCCATATCTTCCTCGTCCATTTCTATCTCATACATAACATCATCTTCTTCCTCCATAGATTCAGATGATGAGTAAAGAGCGTCAAGAACCGCCTCCAAGTCAGGGTCTTCTTCGACATCAAGTTCGTCGAATTCCATTTCTTGTTCGTCCATTTCCATCTCTTCCATCTCTTCCATTTCATCCATTTCTTCCATTTCAGATTCTTCGAGTTTTACGATGTATTCAACATCTTCATTCTCGTCGGTGATGTGAACTTCACCCTCGTCTTTTACCACAACGATACCATCTTCAGGTCCCATTGCTTTGAAAGCTTTGATTACTTCATCATCAGACATGTCTGTCATATCGATAGTTTCTTCAGAATCCTCGAAATCCATTTCCATTTCATCCTCGGAATCTTCCATATTATCAACATCACTATCCATGGCAAAATCCATGTCTAGCTCAGTATCAACTCCAACCTCATCATCTTCTTGTTCAGAAAGAGATTCCTTTACTAACTGACTGATTTCTTCCTTCATTGTAGAAGCAAGTATTCCTTTTGCGTTTTCGGCAATGACTTCTTCAACATTTTTCATTTGAATAAGCGCCTCTTCAACTAAATTTTTAGTTTCTTGCATAAAAATTGTTTTTAATTTACCTTATAAATAGTTCTTAAAATAAAAAAATCCGTATAAATCCCCCCTCTTGACGAAAAAGGATTCAAACGGATAAAAAAAAAGGTGGATAAACCACCTTTAGAATTATTCGATTACTTCGTCGATTTTGCTTTCAACAACTGAAACAATACGCCATTCGTGTTGGAACCCCGTATATTTCTTAGTCACCTTTGCCTCGACATCAGTTACAGAGAAACCATTAACAAGTTTTTCTTCTCGGATTTTTTTAATTCTACCTGAATTCTCATCGGGCAAATCATAAACCACTTTAGCAACGAAAAATTTCTCATCCATAATAAATCAATTAAGTTAACGATTTAAATAATCGGATAATTTTTTCATTAAATCAACTGACTTACCCATTCCGGAGTCAGAAATTTTTTGTTTTCTTTCTTCTTCGAGGTTTTCCTCGTACATAGACCTCTCTTCAGGGGTGTTAAATAGGTACGCACCTGGTGTTGAGGGTGAGGATACCAAGTCAAAACAGATAAGTTCGAAGTCATCTTGAACTTCGTTTTGTTCTCCAACCTTCTTGAGTGAACCAACCCCACGTGATGATACTCCCATAGTTACACCTTGTCTCATGAGGTTAGCAGCGATATCTCCCTTTGTTGAGACAATACCACTTTCATGAAAACCTGGTGATGTTAGGAGTTTCAATTTTCCCATAAGGATGTGACCATCCCACCATATGTCGGTTATAATGTGAGCAACTCTATCCAAATCAATCAATGAAGATTCGGGGTGATTCAATTCTGAGGTCGAAAGACCTTTTTTAATAATTGTCTTATATCTGTCCGCTTCCCTTTTCAATATTTTTTCAGGGTATACTCTACCATTTCGGTTAGGAACTCCGTACTTTTGGAGAACGGCATAGAACTCAAATGGATTTCTATAATCCATATCTTTTTGTTCTTTAAGAAATGATTCGTTGATAGGGTCTTTGGGTGAAATATATCCCGCATCCATTTCGATAAGGATTCCTTTTCCCGTATCTCTCGGACCAAGAATGTGTAAATCTTTCATTATATTCTTTTCAAATAAATATAATGTTACTCGATTGTTTTTGTCTTTACCTTCTCTTTGGTGGAACTAAAGGTGAAATAATCGTTTTTGAGAACACAATCCTTATAAATCTGACGGATAATCTTTTTAACGTTCTCTTTTAAAATTGAACCTTTGAAATCTAATTCTGTTTTTGTGTATAAATTAACCTCCAAGTTCATGAACGATTTTTTTTCTACTTGGATACCACTTGTTCTAAGGTCTAAGTCTACGATGAATTTCTCTGCGAATAATTCTCTGTTGATACTTTCATATACACTGTGTTTGATGTTACGTGACATCCCACCAACTACACGTTCCCAATTCTCCATCTCCCTTTTAGGACAGACCCATGTTTGTATGTTTATGTAGAGTGATTTGAGTTGTTTTGAATCTACCGTACCGTATTGTGTCTTTATTGATTCATATTGGTTGAGTTTAACCGTCTTACCTTTTTTCATTTATATTCAGAGTGAAATCTGTTTATTTTTTCAAAACATAATAAACTTTTCCATAGAAACCAAATATTTCTAATATATGCTAATTGTACAAGTAGATAAAAATATAGAAAAAGCGCTGAAAACGCTTAAGTCAAAAGTTATCAAAACAAAACAGAATCAGAAGTTAAATTCTCTGAAGCAATTTCAAAAGAAATCTGTCAAAAAAAGGATGCAACAAATCAAAGCATCTTATTTGGAAAAATTCAAGAATCAAGAAGAATAGACTCCTCTAATCTTTTCAACTTAACATAGTTAACCTGGTCAAATTTTTCATTTTCAATCTTTTCGATTGTTTCTGTGATTTTGGTTTTCAAATCAACTTCTTCTTGTTTTGACAAAATAACCTTCAATTTGTTGACAGCAGATTCTTTAAGATTTGCAAACTCATTTTCCAAATCTTCATTCTTTGTTGCTAAAATATGGAATACTTCTTTCTTAGTTGACTCGTCCAAACTGTCCACATATTTTCCAATGGTTTGGTTAGCAATTGACACCATCGATTTTAAGGGGATTTTAGGACTTTCTGTCAACCCTTTTTTGGCAATCATAAGATTATTTATCAATCTCTTTTTTGATGATAATCTCTCGTGAATATTAACGTTCTCAAAGTATACCAAATTATCAATATCTTGATAAATGTTTAATGATTTTTCCCCGTTGTTTGGGAGTGATGTAGATTCCAATAAATGTCTAATTACATTTACAGATTCTTCTAAAAATTCTTTGGCATCGTTTTCGGACAAACCTTGTGGTGTATTAAGGTCGTCGTATATTGAATAAATCTTAGAAAAAGATTTATTTTTCAAAACATTATGTTTGAACTCTTTTAGGGTTTGCTTAAAAGTTGATGAATCTTTGTAGGATTCTACCAAGTTTTTTTCGATGATTGATTTAATTTGTCCGAAGGTCATGAGTCATTATTATTCACTAATAAATATTAGGAATTTAACAACTTGTCTAACTCTTCACCGATTTTACCCAAACTTTGTTGTGCAA